ATATCTGTAAAACCAGATATTCCCCAACTTGGGTATTTCCGACTGAAATTTCAAGAAAGGCCGAACGGTTTATCCTTCGCTGTTTTTGTTCATGCTGATTTTGGCCCTCGAGTGGACTATGTTGTCTTTCCTATTAACTGTATATTCCCGACGACTAAAGTAGGTAATTATTATCTACTCTCTTCTAAGGATATTTTTTACAGTGATAGTTGGGTCGGCATCGTATCGCAGATACGCTCAGCGACTGCGAATCATATGGCTATGTTTAAGAGAAAACTTAAACCAGCCTTTCCCTTCACTTCAGAGAGCCTCTGGAATGAGTAGAACTTCAAAAACTGCTCGCCCCAGTCCGGAGGTCGTCAGATCACCTGCATACACATTTACTCAGAAGGAGAGCGAGTCCGGTCCTAATACGATCGAACAAGCTCGTTCTTATGAGTATATGAGGCGCACTTGGTCTGGCGTACGTACTCCGAATTTCATTCACACCCCTCGGAAGTTACTTCCGCAAAATGGACACACTGTGTCTATTGTTTGGGATGAGAGTGGAAGTGCTCTTGACTCTCGTATCTATGCTTTCCCCCCTGCCTTAAAGGGCACTGGTTTAATCGCCAGGGGGAAGGCAATTGATATGAGGGGATGGGAACAGACGCCTACTGCTACTTTTAATGCAGGAGCACGAGCCAAAGCAATTTCCCAGTTAATTTCCCGAGTGGGAAGTTCTGGAGGCCTAGCTGTCGATCTTGCTGAGTATGGGCAGACTACCAGAATGATCGGTACGAATTGTACCCGTCTCGCTGGCGCTGCACTTGCTCTCAAGCACGGTAACGTAGGCCTATGCTTATCAAAGCTCGGTTGGACCCCTAAAGGTAAACGCTTGCCATCTTCTCCTAAGGAGACAGATCCGTATAAACGCCTAGCCAATCACTGGCTGGAGTATGTATACGGTTGGAAACCCTTAATTCAGGATATCCATTCAAGCGTTGAAGCGTTAGAGACTTTTCTCGAGCGTAACCCTTGGGTCCTGTCTGTCGAGTCCTCTGGTCAGGATAAACAACGTGTTGCTTTGCAGGTGCCTATTAACGTTGGGTCAGCCGGACAACCTGCTGGCCTTAACGGTACTATCACACCTTCATTCTGTGGCAGTGAAAGCCACTTCACCAAGTCTAGATGCAGATTTAAAATTGCATATAGCCGCGATGAGCACGTTAAGAAACTGATCAGTGACCTCGGACTAAACAATCCCGCGGATCTTGCGTGGGAAATTCTCCCTTGGTCTTTCGTTATCGATTGGTTCTACCCTATTGGCCCATGGCTAGAAAGCCTGACGGCCTATGATGGATTAAAATTCCATCATGGGACTGAATCCCATTTGACAACTGAGACCTCCAACCAGTCGATCGGGTCCGGATACACTTTTGGGGATGGTTTCGGCTTTGGTGCTGTGAATCAGAACGGTGATCGATCTGGGACTATGGTGAACTATAATCGGATTCCGCTTTCGCAGTTTCCGGTTTCTAGTTTTCCACAGCTCAAATCGCCCATCTCTACGATTCATGCTGCCAACGCCTTGGCCCTTCTTGTTAGTGTATTTAAACGCTCATGAGGTATTTATGGATGAAAGTCTCAAAGGTGGTGCAAGTGTTTACCCTTCCGGTTCAGAAACTCTTCCTTACACAATTTACCAACGCTTTAAAGGCGTTGATAAACTTGTCGGGATGGGTCATCTTCATCGTGTGGGTGGCAATTGCATTTACCTTGGCGACCTCCTCCATCTTGCCATACGTGGACGTTTAGTGCTTTATTACGATAAGTAATAAAGTACCGGTTACGATCAAGACGGCTGGTTTAATAATTGCTTCATAAGGAGTGGTACTATATGTCTGCTTTAGCAGTCATAAAAGCCAGTACGATTCTCGGCTCTACAGTTCGCTCAACAAGCGCTGCTGTTGGAGTCGATAAAACGTACACCCCCATGGGTTTTACAATGCCCGGGGTGGCGCGGTGGGTTGACCAATCAGGCGGTATCGCTGTTGGTTATCCCGTCTACACGTTGTCGGTCAGGACGCCTACCAAGACGTCCAAAGTCTACCGCGTGCAGAGTAAGCTTGTTGTTCCGACGCTAGAAGCCCTAGCGCCCGCTGGAAACGGGTTTACACCCGCGCCCAGTAAGGCGTATGAGCTAATGGCAAACCTCGACGTGATGATTCCCGAAAGATCTACGACTGCGGAGAGATTGATTTTTTGGTCTCTTCTCACCTCGTTCTTCTTGGGAACTATCAATGCCTCCGACGATGCTCCGACCGATGCTACAGGGTCGCCGCTTCCCGGGGCCATACAGACATTCGATACGCCTTTCTAGCGTAAAGAATTCTAGTTACCTTAATCGGAAACTAGAAAGTCTGTCACTTACCTTAAACAAGTAAGTTATATTTTTCTCATAGTCGATGTTTATGGAGCAACCATACCATGGCAACTAAGTTACATAGTATGCGCCAGCGTGAAAAACTGGCGAAGCAGTTCCGCGTTTCTACTCGGGTAACCCAAGTAGCTGTGCAGAAGTTTCTTCAATCTCTAGATTGTCCCAGGGCCCTTACTGTGTATTTATTATACAGTTCTGGTGAGCATGAACAACTTGCTCAACTTGAGACATCACCTCTTGATTATGAAAGTCTTGAGGATTTTAGAGACGCTTATGTAGCTTCTACACTTTTGTCTAAGGCGGATTTTTTGAATCTTCCTTATGATACTAAGTTAAGAGCTATGGAGAAGTTTGAGAAATTCGAATTTCTCTGTAAGCGTACGAATGAGAGGTTCCGAAATCTTATGGTTGATCCCTTATTTAAGGGGGCCAATGTCTGGTTGCTTAACGCAACCATTCAGAAAATCCATAAGATCTTAGGGCCTCTCTCTGTTGAGGATGTCTTCGAGCACGCCAATTGGGGGCCTGGTGTCACCACCTTCTTAAAAGGTGATGATGCCACGTCCGTCAATAAGTTCCAGTGTGAAACTGGGACAACGCGTGATCTGTACAACTTGTTACCGATGGACGGATTGCCATATGAGTTTCCTATATGGCAGGATCATCTGCGTCGTAATACAGATTATCCAAGATTCACCGTTGGTAATCAAGTCGTCACCGTACCCAAAGATGCTCGTGCCGATCGAGTCATTGCCGTGGAGCCAGGTATTAATCTCTGGTTCCAACTCGGTATTGGCTCGGTTTTAAGGCACAAACTTCGATGGGTTGGGGTTGACCTTAACTCTCAAGAGAGGAATCGTACTTTAGCAATGGTGGGGAGCACAACTTCTCATCTAGCTACTGTGGATTTTTCTTCTGCGAGTGATTCTATTGCTCTTAAATTGGTTGAAGAGGTTTTACCTCCAGACTGGTTTAGGTTAATGGATAAATGTCGATCTCACTTTGGCCTTCAAAACAATAAAGCAAGGAAGTGGGAGAAGTTCTCCTCTATGGGGAACGGTTTCACTTTCGAGCTTGAATCACTTATATTCTTTTCTGCGGCCACTGCGGTCGCCGAATACATGGGTTTTCCATGTAGGGATATAAGCGTCTACGGGGATGATGTAATTATTCCCGTAGAATGTTTTGAACTCTATTCTTCCTTTTGTGCTTTCCTCGGCTTCACTGTGAACCCTGAGAAGTCTTTCTTTCAGGGGCACTTTCGTGAAAGCTGCGGTGGGCATTACTGGAAGGGGGTAGACGTAACACCTATTTTCTTAAAGAAAATAGTATCCTCTGTACCGGCGTTAATTAAGTTCGCTAACGCTGTACGTCGTCTTGCTCACAGGTACGTAAGAAAAACGGCTTGTGACTCTCGATTTCGTGCAGTTTGGCATTATCTTTATCACGAGACCCCCAAGCCCACAAGGCTGACGGGATCGGAGGGTAAAGGTGATGGGAGTTTCATCTGTAATTTTGATGAATCCTCCTGTTCAAGAGCTAGGTTTAATAACTCAAAATTTGGTTTTTATGATTCCCAAATAGAGGGTTATTACTTTCTAGCGTTTGCCGAGACTGGTATAAACCGGTCATCTGAGGGTATCGGGCTATTTTTAGTCCGGTTAAGATCTACGTCTCCCCAAGAGCAAGGTAATAATTTTGCTCCTAGAGGCCGAACTCGCACGCGTATTCTTCGTGTGCTTGTCGACGTGTGGTACGA